AATGTTAGTACCGGTGCTGCCATTAATAAACGGTTGGGATATTTAGAGTTCCGAATAACGTAACTGTTCCGCTAGCCGTTAATTTCTTAACATTAACGTAAACTGTTTGACCGAATGGAATGCATACGGTTGCTCCAGTGCCGGCTGTTCCTTGATCAAGAGTCCAAACTGTCGCGGTTACTGAGCCGGTTGTCGCCGGATTGTGAATTGCAAAATATGTTGGAGACCATGTTCCGATTGATCCGCCGACTGTTCCGAATCCTGATCCATCCGTGAAAGTTGGAGTATAGTCTATGCTATTGTTTCCAGTCGTGTGAGTTTTGATATATCGTGCTACCGGTATCATCTATTCTAATTTTTGTTTTTTAGCAAGCGCAATTTTCTGGATCGCTATTGCTTTTTGCGTATACCACTAATCCCTTTACCTTGATGCTAAAGTTGGCATTGGGATTGTGTACTTCTATCTTATTTATTAGAGAGTCAGCACCTCTCGTTTCTGGATTGGCAAAGTGCGCAAAGAAATCGTGAAGCGGCATTGTGAATGTATCTAAATTTCGGTTAGTTATCACAAGTTCACACTCGTAATCTGCTGGAACAATATCGTCTCCCAATTTATCTTTCATCGGATAGTCAATGTAGAGAATGCAGCCGCGCGCATAATTACGATCATTTTCAACCACATAGTAGTATGGAGTGCCAGATGGGTCGGTTCCTGCAATTTCAACATACTCACCATTCGAACCAAATGGATAATTCGATGGCGACCCTGACGGTTCATAGGAGACTACCGCATCCGTGTTGTTATCGAAAACCGATAAGGTTTCGCCAGCACAAACTTCAAAATCAATGGAGAGGCTACTATCAACTGGATACGCGAATTTAGAAAGTTCGCAAAAGTTAACTTCCCTTTGTGAACCGTTGAATATCCCAAAGCACTTATCAACGAATCGTAAAGATTTTTTGACAGGCACTGAAGAGCACAGGTTTGCGAATGCATCGCTAACTCTCTTCGCTAACGGATCATCATTATACTTAATGTAGGCCATTCCACATTTAATTTTTTAGGGCGGCCGGGCTCTCTTGCTACTTTAATCCTCTAGCCAGCCGAGCATCAACCGATATGATTTTATCTATTTGTGGCTCGCTGTTAATTATTTGAGAATCATTTGCCTGTTCTTGGACAGTTTCAACTTCATTTGAATCCTGGGCAGATTCAGCTATTTCAATCTGGCCAGAGTCAGGTCGAATGTAGTCAACTAACGATTTTATGAAGCCCAGCGCAACGACCGGAAGTATTGCTCCGCTAACGATTGAAAGAACCCTCTTTTGGTAAATGATTTCCTCTTCGACTAGGCCAAACAGCTCAATCCATCCCTGAAAATCACGCAGATGGACGTATGCATAGTATGCGTTACCCATTGCCTGCATAAGGGTTAGGATTATGAAGAGACTCCAGACTATGCCCTTATTCATTTTTTCAAGAGTCACAAGAGATGCTAGAGAAGCGGCAGCTCCAACCTCGAATGCGATCGCTAGGCTAATTGATAACCAGGTTGGGTTTGATAGGTTGAAAAAGTCGATCACATGTATAGTTGAAATACATGAGACGAGCAAGTAGAGAGTAACGAACGTACCTATTATGAAGTACTTCGCGATTGACTCCCTCATTTTTACCTTTCTAGATTTTTAATTAAGCCGTCGATTTCGGCTTGCCGATTAACGTCCAACATTCGCCTATCAGTCGATTGGATCATTCTTTTTTCGGCTTTAAGTCCTTCTACTTCAAGCTTGCGAGAAAGTTCCTCTCGGGTGCATACTGAATCAAGTCTAGCATTTGTAAGCCTAGCCTTTTTCTCCAAGCCATTTAGCTTGCTGGAATTACTGCACTCTTGAACAAAGATTAGCACCATAAAACCTAGCGCAATCTTTTCAAAATGATGATTGAGAATGTGTTGAAAGTTCATAGAAATACGACCTTTTTGCTATTTATTTGAAATCTAAAAAACCGATTATTCGGTAATGGTTTTAATAAAATCTAGGATTTGATACCTGTTGCTAATTCCATAAATTAAACCGGTCGTAAATGTTAAAATCCAGCTTATTGCATGCGCAAAATCCCAAACCGTTGAGCTCGGCAAGTATTTAACCTGAATTAGATAACCATAATGATCTTTCGTTTTTATGCGCTCTGTTTTTATCTCAATTAGCTCAAACAGCTCAGCTTTTTCAAAGATACCCTTTCTTAGATTTATTGATTCGAGCACTCGGCTCTTTTCAAGATCAAGAACGTCTGATCCCATCATTAGGGTTTCGGGCTCAAGATTAAGAACGTAATAGGCACGACTTCTCATGTCAAGCCTCATGCCAAGTTGAGTAAGCGAGCCATCCTGGTTTAACCTTCGCATTCGCTTAACATAGAAATCCCAATTTCTAATATTAACTACTGTACGCTTAAGGCTTCTCCAAAAATCGGCCGGGCTCAAAAATTCAAAAATAGTCATATTACTTAAAAGTAGTGCTCAATATTATCCTTCATCTGTGGATGATTCTCCAGAACTCTGGCTTTAAGCATTTTACGAGCCTTTCTGATTTTGGTTTTAACCGTATTGAGATTCATATTGTACTTTTCAGCAATCTCATTACCTTTCATTGAATGAAGCTCCTTATCGATTAGAATTGATTTTTCCAAACTCTCGGGCATCGCATTCATCTCCTCATGAGTTATCGCATACAAGGATTCCATGCAAATTTCACGCTCAAAGTTAGCAAAAGACGTATCTTCAATCGCAGGCGGCGTTAGCATTGAGTCTAATCGAATTGCGAATTTACTCTTAAGCTTATATTGATGAAGCAACGATTCGTTCTTGGCAATTGTGTAAATCCAGGTCGTAAACCTAAACTTATCATTGTATGAAGCAAGACCTTTGAAAATTTTGAACAGAGTATTATGTAAAACTTCGTCGGTCTCATCTGCATCATTAAAGAATTTCCAGATGTAGTACTTAAGCTTAGGGTACATAATAGAAGCCAATCGATTTCGGTCCCTTTCTGTATGTAGGCCAGACTTTATTTTTTCGGCTAGCGATTGCATTTCGTCATTTAGCTGACGATTAATTGCGTTGTATGCGCTCATTTTTTTTATCTCTCTACTTAAAAAACTGATGATTAGGATTCTCTTCTTTCCATTTTTCGTATCTTTCCGTGATTTGAATTAGGATCTTATTACGAACAATATCCTCATCTCCGAATCGGTGGACTCCTACTCCCGGAATTCCTGTTATTAATTTTATGAAATCCGGTAAAGCAACCTTACTCTTTACGATATCATATTGGCTAACGTCTCCGCATATTGGAACCTTTGAATCTTTGCCCATTCGTGTTAGGAATAGCATGAGCTGCTTGAAATCGGCATTCTGAGCCTCATCCAAAATCATGAAGCAGTTGTCGAAAGTCGCACCGCGCATGTAGGCAAGAGGTCTAAATTCAATGACTCCAGTATTTTCAAGCCAGCTCACGAAGTGATCTTCTTGTAAAATCTTTGCCAAATTAGAACGATAACTCTCCATAAACGGATCAATCTTATCTTTGATCTCGCCCGGAAGAAATCCAAGCTTTTCGCCTGACTCCTGAATAGGTTTCGACAGAATGATCTTTTTGATTCTACCGGAGATGTAAAGGTTTAGTGCAGCTAGACACGCAGTAAAAGTTTTACTTGTTCCAGCCGGCCCATAGCAGAAAGTTATTTCATTTGAGATTATACGATCATGATAGGCCTTCTGTGTAGGCTTGAGATTTATATTCCGAAGATCCTTTTCGGTTATCTCAGTTAGTGGCTTTGACCTGTTTACTGCTCTAGACTTTGACATTGGCTATAATTATTACTTTTTTGAAATTTTTGCAAGAACCTCAATGCACCGTTGGCATGACTCATAGTCCTCGGAGCCCTCAAAGAATTTAAGAGCTTTTTCCAGGCAAACTGGCCATTCGGACTCGGCTGCAAATGCGTCCACTACTGTATCCATCATTTTTATCTTTTTCAAAAGAATTCTGGTTGAGCCGCTCTCTATTGCAGATTCAATCGCAGTCACGATTTGCAGATAGATGTCGCGCTTCTCTTCTAGATACTTATGAACTTCTTCGAGATTTTTCATGGTTCTCCATAGAATTTTTGAAAGGCCTGTTTGTACTGATCGATGTAGGTTTCATCAAAGCGAGCATTCGCATTTGAATTTGACCTCTTTGCAACACCTGCTGAGTTTAGCTCACCAAGCATTCTAAAATCGTACTGCGAAGGTTGATTAAAATATACTTCATTTAGAAACTTTGAGTAGACTTCTTCTAAATATTCCTTGCCTAGTCGATCTAGCTCAGCGTTCGCGATCTCCCAAAAATTAGGAGATTCAAAAAAGGCTGCGACGTTAACGCAGGTCATGGCAAGATCATCATTACCACTTTGGCTGCGATAAGACCCATTTGAGCTTTTACCAAACGATCCAAGTTCATGAACTGTTTTGAATTCATTTGGCAGAATTTTATTAACCGCTGCAAGGTACTTAAACCGTTCGCAAAATTTTATCTTATTGGTAGCTGTTAACTTAAGTCCAGGCTTCCAGTTTTGAGCTGCTTCTGTGTGCTTTGAAAAGACCAGCATGCCAGGCCAATAATCAGGGTGTTGAGATACTTTGTCCATTACGTATTCCCCCTTGTGATTCAGCTCAATTAGTAGTTTAACTCTTTCTGGATTAAACACATTAAACAATAGATGTTCCAGTGAATTGCAGTACTGATTAATATCTTTTTGGTTGGTTCTAAATGTTGCAACCTGAACAAGCGAAAATATGTCGGTTTCCTTTTTGACAAAATCCTTTACCTGCTCAAGCATCTTAAGAGGAAGTGCTGCGAACTTGAATATGTTTATCACAGAATAATCTCTACTCAGGCCGTCGGCTGTGTCAACCGATATTACGTAAAAGTTTGGATCCAATCTAATTTCTTCAAGCGTTAGCTTACTAAAATTAGGATGAGCTGAAAATCCATCAAGTAAATCTGACGTATTTGGGGATTGAGCCCATTCGGGCACGACGTAGTCGGTTCTTAGCTTAAATACCTTTTTAAGATCCTTTGACGGTAGAAGCAGTTTGTCAGAAGAAAAGAATTGTAAACCGTACTCCTGGTTAAAGTCCTCCTCAGATCCCAAGTTTGCGATTGTCATCTTTTTCCAAGCCTCATCCCTGCCTGGAACCTGCCACCAGTCGACCCTAAGTGGAACATACGCGTTCTTTTTCTCAAGGGCCTCCACGTAGATCTCGTAGAATCGATTCATTCCGTTTGGAGTGGATGTGATTACGATCTTTGAATTGCTTGAGGCCGAAATAGTTGGATAAATTGCTCGATAGAAGAAGTCCAAGTAGGATGGATTGATGTGGGCAAATTCATCGATGTAGAGTACGTGAATCGTAAAACCAATACCTGTATTCTTTGTTGTAGTTCGGCCAATTAGCCTGCAACCATTATCGAACTTCATTGACATTACGTTGTTGGAGAGGCAGCCTGGTTTCAAAAAGAACGGTAAATTCTCAAAGACTGACTTAATCTTATCTAAAACCTCCTTGGTGGTTGAAGCGATGTTCGCAACGGCGAGAACGTTTTTGTCAGTATGGAATATGAGATACCATGCAATGAAAACTCCTGACATAACGGTCTTGCCTATCTGGCGGCTTGCCATTAAGATGTTGAATCGGTTATCCTTAAAGGACTTGATGATCTCTTCTTGATAGTCTCGAAGTTTAATCTGCTTGATGCCCTCTTCAGTCATCACCTGAGCGTAAGTTGATGCAAAGTAGACGGGATCTGCCTTACACCGACGAATTTCTTCAAGCTCTTCAGGCGTGTACTCAAATACAATATTTGCCTTTTTCCAGGCCGGATCATTATCCTTGAATGGAGAGTTTTTAATGGTCTTAATATCTATGACTCCATTCTCAAAATCGTCCAATAGCTGTTGAACCTTTTCGCTGGTCCATATAGATGAGTTCTCCTGATCAAGATTAGAGAGCTTGATTCGTGAGGCTCCGCCGCTATTACTTAAAAAATCTCTCATATTAGCGAGTTAACGTCGTCTGAAAAATCTTCCGGATCGGTCTCCGGCTTTATGACGTTGTCAAGACCACGTTCCTTCATAACCTCAACCTTATGTTCAGGATGAGTCAGGTGTCGCGAATCTTCGTAGTCTTCCTCTTCTTCGACAGTTATCTCTTTAATTAAATTCTTTGTGCCAGCCGTAATATAATATTCATTTGGATTGCCCAGCAGGGGCGTGACTTGTGTTGAGCCGCTAGCTGACTTACTCTCAACGTCATGACTGATCTTTTTATAGGTATCCTCAAGAAACAGAATGTAATTTGCTTGCGTTTTTATCACAGTTGTTAACTTATCCTGGAGCTGTCCAAAAACTTCAAACAGGCGAGGGTGAGTATTTCCCTGATTAATCTCTTCTGCAATTTTTTCGATCGCCATTCTGATTGTCTTTAGTTGGAAAAAGATATTTTGAATGTTTATATTATCAAGAGCCTGCTTCTGCTTAAAGTACTCATGCTTATCAATAACTCCAAGATCAACGTAGAATTGAAGCATTGAGTTGGTAATGTTCTTTGCCTGCTTCTCAAATTGCTTGTTCATTTCCTCGAAATCAAGAGGCGGCGCTGCGGCAATCTCGCTCAGTTGCTCGTCAACAATATCCTCTTCTGGATTTGGTCCAGCTGAGTATCCTCGCAGTAAATCCTCGAGCTCGCTCTTAATTTGAGCCTTTTTCTCTTTATTGAATACTTGAGCCATTTTATTAATTTAGGCGGTTTTCGTTTTTGTCAAGGGCTGGATTAGCGAATATCTTTATCTGTTTAACGGCTTCAATGTGCTCATAAACATAATTTTCCATTCGGGTTATGAATTCGTCTAGCGTTGAGTTTGCCCCGAACATTTGATTCGAAAGGGTTTTAGCAAAAATATTGCCCTTGTACCGGTAACCTAGATGAAGGCGGCGATCCTTTCTGTTGTATATTTGCCAATATGCTGAGTTTCTTATCATAGGAGTGTCTTTCTTTTTCTGGATACTTTAACAGGCTTGATCTCAATATTTAGTGCGCCAAGAGCAGAATCAGAAATGGCTGTTTGATAGGCATTTCCATTACGATCGGTCCACCCGCCTCTAATTACTGGCAACTCAGATCTTCCAATAATAATATCATTGAACTCATCGAGCCCTATTAAATTAGTTGAGGATCTTGCTGGATCAGCCGCGAATGCAAGTTCATTGAGCTCTGATAGAATAGTAACGCTAACCGAATCAACGCCATTAACCTCTTCGATGATCTTAATCAGATCACTTTTTGGAACCCTATCGTTTCTTGAAAGCCGTATAAAATAATTTCCAATTTGGTTAGTAATGTCTGTCTTGATTACATCATTCGCTACATCATCAAACGCGATGACACTTACATTAACTACATATCGTGAAATAATTGGATCGAGTATCTTAACTTCACTTGAAATTAGTTTTGTCCCGGACCGCTCGATGTACTTGAGTAGCTCAGTCTTTTGAAAATCGGTCAACGAAAATTTACTGGTGGGTAGATTAAAATAGTCCGATCCTGACCTAAACATTTGAGAAACGTCCGGTATTAAAAAGAGAGAAACAATTCGAGTATCTGGAATAACTGGATCGAGGCCGTATTTTTTTCTAAATGCTAGAATTTCAGTTTTAATATCTTCTCCGATATTCGTGTACGGATCATCTAGGAAAGCTCGAATCGTTGAAAACATCTGCATCTTATTTAATAGGACCTCATAATTATCAACGTTGACTAATGCAAAGTTCTTAGAAGCCTTTGGCGCAATTAGTCTAGTCAATTCAACTTCTTCAGGATCAACTCCAAAACTCGGTGGACTCACTGTATAGATGTCGAAATATTCGTTAAGATTAATCTCTTCCCCTACTGGTGAAAAACCGGTATCCTCAAACGTAAACATTACCTGATTTGGATCGTCAATTCTGATATTACCACCAGCGCCCTCTGATACAAGGTACTCGACTAGAATTTCCGAACCAGTTGGCGGAATCCTTCCAAATGAGCCGTTTCCGAAATAGAGGTCAGCTCCATTTGTAATACCGGTTTTGAGAACATAACCCTTTCCGTTTCTTGGAATGTCTAGCATTGATTCGTACCTGGTCCAAAGCTCTCCATTAACGTAAACATTGACTCTAAACTGATCAATGTAATAGTTATTTGGATATCCCAATTGATAGCTTTCTAGAGCTATACCCTTACCTGTAAAAGTTTGACTCTCAATGACTCCTTGTCTAACTGTGAATATTTGAGCACTGTCTGGGCCGGTCAAATTAAGTCGGACTTCATCCTGTGGAAGTTCGATTGCATAGGTTAACCCATTATTCTCGCACCTTAATCGAAACAGATCGTTTAGGATTACCTGATTCGAAGAGGACGCTATTCCAAGCTTGCGAATGATTCGGATTTGAGCGGTTGCGCCCATTGCTCTGCTTGGATTGTGGCCTGCAATCGAAGCCAGTGAGTAAATCGAACTCGGCCGCGAAGCTTCATGAATGTTTAGCTCGGTAATGGAATCTTCAATGTAGTAAAATATCAGCTGGCTCAAATTTTCAAATACGATCAAGAGCTGACCGAATGGCGAGGCCGCGGTGAATATTGCTTTAGTCTGCTTGAAACGAGCCTGTAAAAATGTGATCGTTTCCTCGAGCAAATCGGTGATCCGTATCTTAAGACTCGTAAAGAGTTTTAGAGATGAGTTTTGGTCTGATATGTTGGCCATTTAGCGTGCCTTTTTGTTTATTTATCAGCCTAAAAAAATATTGGCAGATTAGGAGCCTTAATAAATAGGAGTAGTATATTACTGTTATACAATATGGGGGTGACAGGATTTGACGTAGGTTATTTTGGTTCATCTGCATGCCGGGGAAGATGCTGTACCCGTAAAATTCGTGTCGAATTGTAAGTGGCAACACTACTTCTTTCTGGAGCCTCGTTAACGAGTCTGTTAGCGCTCCTGCTGGAACTGAGCTCGTAGCAGCTTAATCCGGTAAGCGGCAACTGCTTAAGTAAAACAAAGTTGCAAACCTGTGGTCACGTTGGAGGTGCTACCCACTTAAGTGAACCTCCCACAGTCGCGAGCAACAATGGCAAAATAGGAGCTCGAGAGTTTGTCCGTTTAGTAAAATTGACTAAGCATGTAAACGAAGATGCTCTGAGAAGCATTACGGACGAGGTTTCGAATACCTCCACCTCCACACGGAAAGGGCTCTTTTTAGAGCCCTTTTCTTTTTAATAAATAACCTATATGAACGCTCTTAACACAGACGATATTTTTCTGCGCAATCTAACGATTGCTTTGCTAAATCTTCTAAATAACGAAAAACTCAGTGCAAACAATGGTCAACTCCAGACAACACAAATATCACTTCATCTATAAAACAACCTGTGTAATAACTCAAAAATATTACGTTGGGATGCACTCAACGTCTAATCTTAATGACGGTTATATTGGGAGCGGCCGTATGCTTTGGCTTTCAATTAATAAGCATGGAAAAGAAAATCATTCTTTTGAAATTCTTGAGTTTTTACCAACTAGGCTAGAGCTGAAAGCCAGGGAAGAGGAAATTGTTAACGAAACTCTTCTTGCTGATCCAATGTGTATGAATCTCCAACTCGGAGGTGGTGGCGGTTTTATCAATGAAGAGCACCAACTCAAATGCTCAGCGGCAGGAGGTCGAACCAATAATCCTGAGAAATCTAGAAAAGCAAGCGAACGATTGACCAAAACTAATTTACTACGCGTTCAAAATGGAACTCATAAGGGTTGGCCCAATACATATTCATGGAAAGGTCGATCCATGACGCCTGAGCATAAGTCTAAAATAGGAGAAGCTAATTCTGTTAAGCAGAGAGGCTCCGGTAATAGTCAATTTGGAACAAAATGGATGGTTCATCCGGAAAGAGGCCCTATTAAAGTTAAAGCCGATTCCGTATCTGAGTACCTGAAAAATGGATACGTATTCGGCCGAAAAATTTTTAATAAATAACCAATATGAATGCTCTCAATACTGATGATATTTTTCTACGCAATCTAACGATTGCTTTGCTAGATCTTCTAAATGGATCAATGTCGATCGACCTATCTCGAGATGATACAAAGGAGACATTCTCAGTTCCATTCCTCTACAACTACGGAACGGACGAAGGTTTTCTAAAGGACTTCTATATAGGCCTTCCTGATAATTGTCAAATCCCTGTCGCGGAAGGAACCTACGATATTGTGCCTAGGGGAATAGTGACTTTAAGCTCTTTTCAAATTAAAAGTAGCGATATTACAAACCGCTTCATTAGAGGCAGTTACACAGAAACGGAAAAGGGCTCGCAGGATGAAAATATTCTCACGGGCTATTCTGCTCAGCTCTACTCGCTGCCGATGTCAGTTAAATTTGACGTTAAGATCATCTGCGATAACCTAAACAAGGCGTTTAAGATCGCTGAAAAAATGTTTGATCTTAACTATTCCAATCGTGTGATGTACTTTCAATACAAGGGAATTAGAGTGCCTGCTCAATTCCAGTTCCCGGCTATTGAAACGGTTGATAAGACCTATAAATTTACTTACGCTGATAATAATAAGCTCAACGTTTCTCTATCAATTGACGTCGAAACCTACTTTCCGAGCTTTGAACAGAGTTCTCGTAGAAAGAGCACAAATGTCATTGAACGATTTAATGATAAGTTTAGAGATTTGGGCGGGCAAATGCTGTCCAATGATTGGACTGATCAAAATTCCTAATCACCTATGAAATATCTTGTTGAATTCAAAAATCACCTATTAACTGAGGGCGGCAACGCATTTGAAAATACTGTCTCTATTCCAAGAGATCAAGTTGAGAGAGTTTTTACAAAGTTCAAAGCTGAGGTTGCAAGCATTTTTGGAGGCCAGTTTGAGCCGGAACTAATTGGATCCTGGCGGCAAAAGGCCATTTCGGGAGATCTTGATGCTCTATTTCACTCTGATTTAGAGCTTGAAGAAATTTCAAATAGATTCAAAGAAGCCGGGTACGAGACAAAGATTTTTTGGGGATTTAATATTGTATCGGTTAGTTTTGAGTTTGAGCCAGGAAAAGCAGCTCAAATAGATCTATTCGTTAGACCTAAGAGCGATAGCGATGAAATGATCTCACTCTTTTACAAGTCTCCAACTGACGAGGCATATTCTACTAAACACCGCGTTTTTTTAATATTCTCGGCACTAGACTCAATGAAATTTGATACGGTTGATGATGGAGCCGGTGGCCTAAAGAAATTCAAAGGTTACATGCTTAGACCCGATGGACTATACGAGTTTACGAAGGAAAAGAAGAAGTTAAACTATTCTATCGTAGACCGTCGTAAGCTAACCGACAACATAGATGAAATCTCTAAGATCTTATTTGGAAAAGTAATTCCCTACTCTGCGTGGAATACTTACGAGAAAACCCTTGCTAAATTAAAAGAGAACCCGGCTCTCGATACGGGTCGGATTCTAAAGAACTATCGTGAGAAGCTGGCAGATGAGGGTCTGAGAATACCGGAAAGCGCTAGTTAAAATCCAGCTCAAGATCAAAATTAAAGTACTTGAAATCGACCGTAAACGTTTGGAATTGCGGCGTGATTGACGAGTAGGATAGAGTCAGCGAGCTCAAAGCTGTGATTATTGGACGCTTGAAAATAATTGAGCTCACGCCATATCCCTCATTATTGAGTAGAGTAAGCCGAATCGGTCCTAGCACTGGATGATTTTCATTTGAGACTTGGCTATTACTTAGGGCTTGGCCTAAAGATTTTCCCGTATTTTTAGGATTTGCATTAGCTGGATCCAAGAAATTAAGCACATTATCCATCATGATAAAGTAGTTCAAATATGAATCGGTCAGCTTGAATGTGAGCTTCAAATCCCTAGTGAACATGTCGGCAATCGGTTTAGACGATTGAACTTCCTGAATCTTACCTAACGGCCTCACTTGAGTCGGTAGCTGAGAAGTTAGGCCTGGAAAATTAACTGACTGGATGGTCGATGCCATAAAGTCAGATATAGATCGATACGGTAGTAGGAGATTACGATAGTACTTTTCGTACTTTGAGTTAATCTCCTCGTTAAAGAAGTTCTGAGGAAGGTTTACAACAAAACCGTTTTGCCGGGCATTAAGTATCATAGCAAGGTTATCTATTCGAGACCAAGCACTCGCTTTAACTCTGCGATTACTGTGCTTGCCTCAATTGATTTGCTACACTCGAATTGCCGAGTAGTTCCCTTATTTACTGGACACCAGTTCCAATCTGCTGGATCAAGCCTATGCGAATTAAAGCAACCTGAGCACTTTCCAGCTGGGGCACCAATTCTAGAGATGCCCTGCATTTCGGTGTAGTTCTCGCTAAAGCCGGAGATTAGAACCATTGGTGTTCCGACTGCCCATGCGAGCCAAGAAAGGCCGCTG